ATTGGCCTTGACACTTATGGCCATTCCTATTTTTGCGATCGGTAAAGCATTTCAAATGTTCTCTGAGGTGTCTTGGAAAGATGTAGCACTTGGCATCACGACGATTGCGCTGCTTGCGGCCGGGGCAATGGTTTTAGGCGCGCTTATGGAGACAGGTGTGCTTGAACTTGGCATTCTTGCACTGGGCGGACTTGGTCTTGCGGCCCTTGCATTTGGCGCGGCAATGCTTATGGCTGGAAAAGGCATGGCACTTTTTGCGGATGGATTGGGAGATATAGCCGATCCGCTCATTCAACTTGCCTCAATTGCGCCTGATCTTCTCCTCACGGCCGCCGCGATCGGTGCCATTGGTGTTGCGCTTGCCGCATTCGGCGCCGGACAAGGCGTCGCGGGAATTGGCGCATTCTTTGGAAAACTTCTGGGTGGAGAGTCTCCTGTAGACAAGCTCATGAAGCTCGCGGCACTTGGTGAGGGTCTAACAAGAACGGCCGATGCCGTGGATCGAATCAATTCAGCCGTTAGATCACCAGTTCCCAAGACCTCAGGCGAGATGAATCAACTTCAAACTCAATCGGATAACATGTCCATCTCTCACGCTGGAACACCTATCATAGCGATCTCCGCGGGTGGTGGAGGCTCTTCGGGCCAGGGACCTTCATCCACCACCAACAATGTAAATTCCACGATCGTTAACAATGGATGGATGCCTGATCGATCCACGGCCTTGGTTCTATCGCCCGCATTCTGACGGGTGACATGATAAAGGAGGGCCCCCTGGTGGAGGCCCTCCTTGTTTCTGTTGGTTTTTTTGTGGGTGGTTTAGGCTTTGGCCAACTTGGCGAAGTAGCTCAAGGTGTCATCTCCGTCATCGTCAAGGCTTTCGGGCCGCTCAGGCTCAACGAGGCTTGGGGTGGCCTTTGAGGCCGCCTGGGCGGGAGCCAAGGATTTACCAGGGCGAGGCGCGGGAAGTTCCACTCCCTCCGCGGACTCGGCGCCGTAGTTTCCATCTTCTCCAAGCACCAGGGCCAACTTCGCCGCGAGTTCCGCATATGACTTGTATGTCTTGGGATCGATAAAGCTCTTGAGCTCATAGAGCTTATCATAAACCTCCTTGAGGCGAGTCTCATCCGCATTAAAGAGCGCCGAAGGCTTATCGAACTCCGACTTGTCATAGTTCCTGTATCCTTCAACCTGACGAATCTTAAGCTTGAAGTTTGCGCCGGTCCAGAAGTCATACGGATTAACAGGAGCCTCATCCTGAAACTGAGGCTGCATAACGTCTTGGATCTTGTCAAAGATCTTCTTTCCGTACTTGTACAAAAAGACCTTGCCTTCATTGGCCGGATTGCCAGGATCCGACACGACAAACACATTGGACACGTAATGAAGCCTACGCTTACGAGTACGAACCAGATCCTTGTCCTCCTCTCTTCCGGAATTCCAGAGTTTGGTGTTCTGCTCGGAGAGCGGATCAGGAAGTCCGATCGAGGTCAGGGAGTTTTCAATGTACCATCGACCAGATGGGCCCTTGAATCCATGATCCCAGAATCGAACCCACGGGATATCCTCACCCTCCGCCGCAGGAAGAAAGCGGAAAACGGCGTATCCGTTTCCTGCCTTGTCCACGGTCGGGGCCCAGAAGCGATCATCGGCAAATGATTTGGCCGAATTGCCGATCTTGTCGGCGGCCGCGGTCAGCTTAGAGATAGCCGCCGCACGATTGGTTTTAAGACTTTCGAATGACATGTATTTTGTTCCGTATGTTGTGTATTGCAGTGTATTAGCAAGAGGCCTGATTGTCACCCCTTGCTTACTTATTTATTGTACCAGGATTTGTCAGGAAGTAAACATATTTGTGACAATCGTTTTCATCTTGCACAATTCAATCCGATCCTTGAGGAATGGGACATATTTCTGTGCGACAATGAAATTTGCGTGATGCATCCCGAGCGGGTCAGAGACCTTACGAATGCTCTCGGCCAGGAAACCTGTTAAGGCCTCAAAGATCGAGACCGTCTCAAGTGAGATGTTCCCAAGCTCTTTTTGACTCCAAATCTCAGGAGGCCTCAGGCCGATCGGCCTGAGAATCTGGTCAAGACTTGGCCAACTCTCCGAGAGGCGTCTTACATCGGCCGTGAATCGATATGTGAGTGAGTCAAGCCTGGCCCGTGTCTCGACCAAAGGCGCATCGGCCGCGTCACCAATCCACTTGTTTCCAGAGAGTATATTGGACACACAAAACCAGACATAGTCGTCATGGGCCGGATATTTCTTGGCCGCCCTCTCAAAGTAATATCGATCCTTTCTGGACTCAAATGCCGAGGCCTTGAGATTTGGCATTCGAAAATTGTACTTGTACGCATCATATGACCCCGTGAAATGAAGGCGAATGGCCGAAAAGATTCGCCATGCATCCACGGGGCCAATTTGCCTTGCGGTCCTATTCAAGGCTTCGGGACTGGGTTCCTGAAAGGCAAGATCCGCCCATCGGGACCCGTCACATTATGCCTGACCTTGATGAATCGACTCTTAACCTTGGGCGGATTACGATTAACCTTGATGCCGTATTTCTCGACAAGTGCATTGGCCTCCGCAAGAATATCGGGTGGAGGAGTGACCCCGTTCGAATAAAGTTCCATCATGGATCGAACTTTCTGCGTGTCTTCAGGAGTCATCTTGTCCGTGGGGATGTCTTTCATGTGTATACCAGTGTGGCCGTGTTTTTGTTGCGTTTCGAGATGAAGTTGTATGCCATGGCCTCGGCCTCAATCTTGGCATAGAGAGGCGGAGAGATCAACTTAACAATGTCAGATGGATCAAGGTCGAGTGACTGGCAAATGTGCGTGATCGCCTCGGAATACCTGATCTTGTCTCGATGAACTAGCAATTCCGTGCGCTCGGCGAGTGTGTGCTTGGTGAGCACGGGCGTGATTTCGTGTGGGGTTTTCATTAGATTGTTCGGAGAATGAGCGTGTCCGCATTAACACGTCCCCGCGCGGGCCTTCGCTTGGTTGAAAGCTTCTCAAGCTCTTTGCCTATCTGAGTGATGGTTTTACCCATCACGATAGGGAGGTGGATCAGGGGCTTACGTAGGCCTTGAACAAACGATGTTGCCGGATTGAATCCAAGGATCGAAGAGCCTCGAACGGACAGCCCAGATGGGCCATCCGCCTCATAGTAGTGAAGCGCCTTGTACGAAGTGTTGAACAGGAACAGGTGCCGTGCGCCTGGGATCGAGAGTGGAGACACTGAGTTCGCTCCGTATTCCTTGGATGAAGAGAGAAACCGGAGCTTGGCCGTTTGCTTATCCGCCGACTTAACTCGCTTGGCCCTTGGCCGTCGAAGCGCCTTTTTCCCGAGCAAATATGTCTCAACCTCGAGACGCATCTTTTTCAGTGATTCGATCCATGTTTTAAGAACACGTTTCGGCATGTACGAATAGGCCTGAGTGAGAGCCTGATCTTTTCCAGACGCGGCCTCCGTGAACTCTCCCAGATATCGATCAAGCCACTCCGTGACACCCGCGACTCCACATCCTGGAACCGCATTAGCCTCAAGCCTCTTAACCAGAGAAAGCCCAAACACTGGCGCCTGCCCTTTTCTTGCATCCGTGATCCAGGAGTCAAGCATCTCTTCCAGATCACCCAGGACGGTTCGTCCAACCTTTGCCCGGACACGATCAATGGGGTTCTGACCCGGAGATGGATCCTTTCGCGTCCCAGCCCGTGAGCCGTGTAGGCCCAAGGCGATTTCAGCCAAGGCCTCCTTGATGCGCTTTCGAATATACGCTCCATCATCGGTCTTGGCCCGTGGATGGCTCGGATTCATTCCGCGAAGAATGGCCCGGGCGAGTTTAGAGGCCGTGAGTTCCGGGACATAGTCAGGCGCACCTTTAATGGCCGCCAGCGCCCGAGCATCATACTTATTTCGCGACATCCACTCAAGAAGTGAGAGTCGAAGTTCGCTCGGCGAGAGATAGTAGTTGTAGAAGCGAAGTGCACGCTCTCGCATATCCAGAAACTTGATCTGGGCCCACGCATCGGCGCCTTCCCATGTCGGCTCTTCGCCCGTGAAGCGTGACTCTGGAGCCAAGACTCGACCGTTCCGAAAAGGTCCGCCATTTGTTCGTTCGTAGCTCATGGCCTTAGTCTCCAAACTCGGTCGCCTCAACTTTGAGAATAGAATCAAGTCGAAATGAGCGCCATCCCGCATCACCAAGACTGAAGGCGGCGATGACGTCGGCCGACTGCTTTTTCTTTGGTGGATTATCATGACGGATCGGCGGGATCGCCGAGTCTCGAATGTATTTGGAGTTGAGCGTGCAATCCATCACTCGAGTCTCTCCGGTCGACGCCTTGGTGAATGTAACACGAAGTGCCGTGCATCCAGAGAGAAGCCCTGACAAGACCTCTTCACGTGTAAACTTTTTGACTGATTCTTCCATAAGTGCTATATTTTCCAATTTAATCTAAGACGTGCGTATTGCCCAAAACTACTACATCTCCAGTGACCACGGCATTCCTAGAGACCACGGCATGCCCGAAGACCGCTGCAGCCCCGGAGACCTCTGCATTCCCAGAGACCACGGCATGCCCGAAGACCTTTGCAGCCCCGGAGACCTCTGCATGCCCGAAGACCGCTGCATTCCCGGAGACCATGGCAGCCCCGAAGACCATTGCACACTCAGTGACCTCTGCAGCCCCGAAGACCACGGCATTCCCGAAGACCGCCGCATGCCCGGAGACCACGGCATCGCCGGAGACCTCTGCAGCCCCGAAGACCACACCATTCTCGGAGACCACGGCCTTGTCCATGATGATGGCATCATCCTTGATGTTGTCCTCATTGTACACCATGGCCGAGTTCTGGATCCAGCCGCCACCCGAAGCTTGGTGCCAATTGGATTTGACTAAATTAATGCCGAGTTTACTTTGAAGTTGAGTGAATGTCATATTCTTGCTTTCTTGTTCTAAGATAAGTATACCATCCCCGAGAGATTTGTACACGTATTTGTGAAACTTAATCGCCTTGAGTATTAACGACTTACATGAAGATGCATAACCCATTGAAGGTCAAAGACTCACACGAAGCCGGCCTAAATTTAGGGCTTTAGAGGAGCGATCGGGGGGTGGTGGAGGCAATTGGCCTCTGGAGAAATACTTAATTTGGCTTTCTGGAGGTCTCGGCCGTTTCTTTGGTGGCTTGATCGTGGGATCCAATAGTCCCCTTGTAGCAAAGTCCCCTGCCACATATCCAGTTAGATTGATCTAGGCTTGCTAGAAATGCTCTAGTTTGTTCTCTGTGGAATACAGAAGTATTTATAAGGAAAGATAGCACGAGTCATGAAAATATACTTCAAAAAAGTGAAGTATTAGGCATCCTGATATTCTAAAAAGGCCTCCTAATGGGAATCTCATCAATATGAGAATGGGATGCGACGCGGCATGGAATTCAGCCAATTCAATGACTTACTTTTGCTTCACTTTGCGTTCATGCCGCGTCGCCAACAGTATCTATAGGCTAACCAGAGTCCGCTTTGCCTCATCAGAAAGTGAGCCACTCAGGACTCGCACGGCATAAATAGAGAAAATGCCGACCAATTCGTCGACCGCTCTAAGCACGGTTGTAGCTGGAGATACCTCTCCATTTTCAGCTGCATTCACAATCACGGGCGACACGGCAATTAGCCAACTCGGCGTGATCAATCCGGTATCGGCCACATTCACACGGTTCCTGGATTCATCGTCGGGTGCAACACTTGATATCCCGCCCGGGCGGTGCCAGGTCTCCATCACATCTCCGTCTCCGGCTCACGTGGTCACATACACATTCGCGGCCCCGACCGGTGCATATGCGATCAACACGATGCCTCCTACCGTCTCACAGATCCCTAGAGGATCGTCTGACCTGGTCCTTCCATCACATGTCATCATGAGCACGGACTTTCCAGATTCTGAGGCATATCAGGTTTTCTCATATGTCCCATCTTCACTTGCCTCGGTCACGGCGGAGTTCACAATCGTTGTCTCTCAGACATCGCTTAATCCAGGATCATACACGTTCACGATCAATCAGGTGATCACTCGACCACCCTATCTCATGCGTTCCGCGCTCAATCTAGCAAAATATATATAGATTTATGCCAGCCTGTGCCAAAGATGGAAACAATTGCTCGGGACACGGCGAATATCCGCCAAGGCCTAATACATCATCATCTCCAACCGTGTTTGTGAATGGGCGCGGGATCTTGAGAGAATCAGATACATGGGCCAATCATTGTGACAACCATTCACATTGCCACACTTCATTCTTGGTGCAAGGCGATGAATCAGGGACAGTTTTTGCCAACTCACATGGAGTTGCTCGAATTGGCGATCCGATCTCGGGAAATGGCTGCCTCTCAACCATCGTGGTTGGCTCGGGAAATGTGTTTGTCGGAGCGTGAAATCTCATCTAACTTAAGTCTAAAAATCATCGACCCATGAACATCAGCTCTGCTTCTGACACCCCGCTTATCTCGGCGGCCCGCGACATTCTTGAAGAGAAAATTACAGGCCTTATTAACAAGGCTGAAAAGAGTGGAATTTCGTACTCCATACTTAAGCAGGTATACAATCGCGGGATGGGCGCATGGAAGTCAGGCCATCGGCCAGGAATAGGTCAGCACCAGTGGGCATTTGCCCGTGTCAACAGTTTTATCTCTGGCGGAAAAACTCGACAAACCACGGACGCGGACCTCTGGGCCAAGCACAAAAAGTCCAAGTGAGGTTTGGTGGTCGGTTCTGGATTCGAACCAGAGAAGGCGTAAGCC